CAGCAGGAGCCGTGCCACCAGCCCAGTCAACCGATGCAGGCCATGTCAGCGTGTGCGTGCCTCCAGCCGTGATGATGAGACTGAACGAACCGACTTGTCCAGACGATGGTGCGCCAGTGAAGGTGAACGTGGTATTACCAGATGTAGTCAGCGTGTAGGTGTCCCGTGCACCTACGTCGACCGATGGGGTAGTGCCAGATAGTGCATCACTGGTGTTGTCAATACCTGCACCCGGAATACGGAAGCGAGTAATGCTCGTATTCCCCAGCGTGATCTCGTTGGAGACTGTGGCTGAGGATGCTTCTGCGTTTGACCCAAGAACAGTGTTGTTCTCGCCAGTGGTTAAAGTGTTGCCAGAGTTTCTGCCAACGAGGGTGTTGTTGAAGCCTGTAGTGATGTTCGAGCCGGAAGTCCTACCTATCAAGACGTTTCCAATGCCCAAAGTTAGGTCAAATCCCGATTGATATCCAATCGCTACGTTATCCCCAGTAGTATTTGTAGCCACCCCAAGACCCATAGCGTCCTGACCGATGGCGATGTTGCGTCCACCCGTAGTAGCAGCATCCAATGCACCTTGGCCTATCGCCACGTTATTGGAACCTGTGGTCAGGTTCGTGCCTGCCTGATAGCCTCCGAGGAAGTTGTGAGTACCAGTGGATAGGTCATAGCCTGTCTGGTAGCCGATGCCGATATTGTAAGTACCAGATGATCCAAGAAGACTGCTTCGGAGAGCCTCTTCACCGATGCCAATACTTCTTTGCCCACCTGCGTAACGCCCCGCCTCTTTACCAATAGCAACACCACCCGATGAAGTGGCGCTTGTCCCTGCACTTAGACCGATAGTTACACCATTAGACCAGTTGTCTGCACTTGGCCCGACAGCAACGCTGTTGGTAGTTATACTGATGTCTGGGACAGTCACAGCCACCCAATCGTAATCACTACCAGTCCAAGACAATACCTCACCCGTCGTAGCTGTGCCAGTGTTCAGGTGGGTGTCCACGTCAGCGTCAGTGTAGCCAGATACAGTGGACCAAGCGTAGTCAGCACCATTCCAACCAAGATACTGGCCTGTGGTCGCTGTGGACGTGTTCAGGTGAGAATCAACAAGAGGCTCAACATTAGCTGCATCAGTTACGTCAGCCCCAGCCTCAATTCCAGACAACTTACTAGATTCGGTTGTGGTGTAACCTTGATAACCTGCGGAATACGTAATCGCTAACGTGCCACTTGCTGTAATAGGTGATCCACTGATTGAAAAGCCAGTCGGCACTGTAGCGGCAACCGATGTGACAGTGCCACCCTCGTCAGTAACCCAGTCGTAGTCCGTACCTGTCCAAGACAGCACCTGACCTGTGGTGGCAGTGGAGGTGTTGAGATGTGAATCAACCAGCGGGTTGACGTTACCAGCGTCAGTTACATCAGCGCCCGCTTCGATGCCAGAGAGTTTGGTGGATTCGGCAGTTGTAAATCCCTGATAACCTGTGTCGTAAGCAATGGCTAAAGTGCCACTTGCTGTAATAGGTGATCCACTGACAGTAAAGCCAGTGGGAACAGTAGCCGCGACGGAACTAACAGTGCCTGTGCCACCAGCGTCTACCCAGTCATAGTCTGTACCGTTATAACTTAGCACCTGACCTGAAGTAGCTGTGCTGTAATTAAGGTGTGCATCAATCAGTGGCTCGACATTGGCAGCGTCCGTTACGTCAGCACCCGCTTCAATGCCATCCAGCTTAGTACCATCCGCAGCAATGTCTCTGCCATCAACGGTACCTACGTTGGTAGTAATATTCCTACTATTGTCGATAACCTCGACGCCAGATACTTTAACAGCCATCTTCGTGTCCTTCCACTATTAGCTGATTGTCGCTACGGTATCAATAGTACCAGTTATTTGCAAGTTACCAGAAGCATCAAGCTTCATTCGATTGGTACCACCTGTCGCAAAGTACAGGGAACCACCAGATTCTGTAATTGTCCAACCTGACAGGACTACCGCACCAGCAGTGTTAAAGACAGCATTTTGCCAGAGAGAACCATCGTAGATTTTAAGCTGGGAGTCTGTAGTATCCCAGTAAATAGCACCAGTAAGGAGAGCATCCCCATCGTTGTCTACAGACGGAGCAGAAGACTTAGACCCAAGGTACCTATCATCAAAAGCGTCATACGAAGCAGCAGCACTGGTTGCACTAGAGGCAGCACTGGTTGCAGAGTTAGAAGCATTAGTCTCAGAGGTAGCAGCGTTAGAAGCACTCGTAGCAGCAGCGGCAGCACTTGTAGCAGCATCAGTTGCACTACCAAGAATACTGTCTACGTAAGCCTTACGGGTAAGATCGTCAGCAGTAGTAGGTGTAGCAGTGGACGTAACCTTGTTAGCACCCATGACAATATTACCAGTCATAGTGCCGCCAGTCAAGTTTAATTTAAGAGCGTCAGCAGTGTCTACGTAAGTTTTAGTTGCTGCGTCTTGGTTTGCTGTAGGATCACCAAGACCAGTAATTTTGTTGGTACCCATTGCAATAGCACCAGACATCGTACCACCAGCTAGGGGAAGTTTAGTGGCAATACTGGTGGTAATCGTTGTGCTAAAGTTAGGGTCATCCCCAAGAGCAGCAGCCAGTTCATTTAGAGTATCGAGAGTGCTTGGAGCAGTATCAACTAGATTAGCAACAGAAGTGTCTACATAGTTCTTAGTGGCAGCATCCTGAGGGTTAACAGGGTCTGTAACATTGGCAATAGTAGTTCCAGTTACGTCAAGAGTACCATTCACTGTCACGTTGTTAAAGATGGACGTACCAGTAGTTGCTGTAACATTTCCAGCGAGGTTGCCAGTAACATTCCCCGTTACATTACCAGTTACGTTACCTGTAGTATTACCAGTTACGTTTCCTACGATATCACCAGTAAATTGAGTGCTGGCTGTAATGACTGCACCAGTAATAGTTGTACCAGTCACAGCAGAAGGAGTAGTTGCTCCAATGATGGTATTGTCAATAGTGCCAGCGTTGATGTCGGCAGTGTCTGCTACGAGAGAGTCAATGTTAGCAATACCGTCAAGGTAAAGGTTCTTAAACTCAAAAGAAGAAGAGCCAAGGTCAATGTCGTCGTCAGTTACGGGAAGGATAACACCATCTTGGAAACGAATCTGTTCTACAGGGGCAGAGGTTACTTCAACGAAAACACCAACACGATTATTTGAGGTATCTACTGCGACTTTGTTGTTAGCATCTACATCAGCAATAAGTGGTACATAAGCACCCTCTGTGGAACTACCATCGTGCGTGTGACCAGTAGCAAATGCGAAAGTATCACGAAGAGCATTGAACTCAGCGTTTACAGGTGCTGACTTAACAACCGCTGTAGGGATAATATCTGCTGAGGATTGCCTGCTATAGCCTGCCATTGTTATCTCCTATCCCCAAGCGTATAAGAAATAGCTAGGGCTTGTATTGTATGACTTGGTTGGTCTTCTGTTGTGACGAAAGAGAATGAAACGGAGTCACCAGACCCTGAGATAGTTGTTCGTTTTACCGGGGAGGGGTTACCATCGTAGATATCCGAAGCATCATACGTAGCTGTACCATAGTAAGCAGCAGCCCCTGTGTTTGTAAGAGTGTAGTCCGTAGGTCTAGCTGTTTCAGTGTTTTCGTAGTCATACGTTACACCAAGGTTAAGACTAACCGTCCCCTCTGCCTTCATAAAAGTGTTTACATCATAAAATACTTTACGTACCAGAGGGTCATCCATGAAGTAGAAGGGTGTCTGATACAAAGAGAAAATCGCAACACCATTAAAACTAGTGCCAGTCTCTTGCCTGTGGACTAAACCGTTAGAATCCCCATGAATAACGAACTCTTCATCACCGATGTATCCACTGTCAGCACAGTTTACCTCCATACCGACAAGCTGGGAGTACTCAAAGAGACTATTGCCGCCTTGACCCCTAAGACCTCCAATTAACCCTAAGGCTTCTTGGTCAGCAAAGAACAGTCTAAACTGAGACTTCTTACGAATAGTAACAACGGTAACTGTGGTAAGGTCTTCGTTGATAATAAACTGTTCAAAGATTGTTTGGATAGGTCTTGATACTGTTGCAAGTTCAATGTCACCGATACGGTCAGTAGCAGAGACAGGTCTCATACCGTCAGGACCAAGGAAGAGTAGGTCACCATTAAATTCAACAACACTGTCAGGGGCAACAGTACCGAGGTTTTTCGTAACGTCAAGAAGTTGGAAGTTAGCTATGTTATTCCCGACGATCTTCTTAATTTCATTCACACCAAAGATAAACAGAGTATCTCTGAAAGCTTTAATCTGTGTGATAGGAAAGCCTACGTTGATAACACCAGAACCATTGGCAGGGTCAAAGTCAGTCTCATCAATAGGAGCACTAAAGTAGATGTTGTACGGCTCAGCAGGATCACCAGCTAACCAAAGGTGTGAAGAGAAAGACTCAACTAAGGAAGGGCCAGTAGGTGCATTCGTGTGAGTAATCTGAGTGTACGTGGTACCGTCCCATGTTGCCGCAGGATTAACACCATCCACCATGACTAGCTTAGGGGCAGTCCAGTGAATCTTAGCGAACCGTACTTTAGTCACACCTGTCATAGTAGGAGAACCAGCAGTACTAGGGGTTACCCAAGCAGAAGTCCCTGAATCCCAGTAGTGGAAGTAATTGTTTCCACTCGAAGGTTTCCTACATGCAAAGATACCACTGTTAAGCTGGGAGAATACAGCAACACCTAGTACAGGTTCACCAGTCTGGCCGGGGACAGTCCCGTAGCTATTTGTGAAACCACTGATACGACGGTACCCACCAGACAGGGAAGGTTCGTAGTTAATCATACGGATACCAGAACCCGGTAGCTGGCTACTCTGGGTAAGAGGATCAGTGTTGAGTACAAGACCCCCTTGGCACTGTACTGGGAATGTGCGAATATTATCAGGCATCAGAACGACCTGTTATTATGACTACCAATCAGTACAGTCGAACGGATATACTCAGGGGAATCTAGAAGAATCCTGCGCATATCCCCCATGCCCTTCATAAACTTATCACGATGGATTTCACCCTGTTGGTCATTCGAGCGGAAACGCATCATGTACATCATCGCGCCATCAATGATAACGTGCTTGAACCTATCAGGAATAACAGCTACGTCAGTGTAGAGGGTAAGGTCATCAGGGAAAGACCAGTACCTGTACTCTAGCTCATACGCTGCGTCAGGGATAGGGGTAACACCAAACTTTAAGTCTTGGGTCTTATAGATCACAGAAGGCACAGAGTATGCACCAGTCCCACCCACGTCTTCGTCAGGTCTATGCTCTCTAAGATAGTCTGCGTAGTCAACTACTCTAAGCTTCTGGGGCTGGTTCTGAGCAGAAGTTAATCTCTTGATGTAGAAAGTATCCCAGTCAACCTTGCTCGTATCAGCAGGGAGGGAGTACACACCAGTACCAACAGAAAGGGTCTGGTTGTAAGTAACTAAAGTAAAGGGCCACTCTTGGTTATACTGGAGGATTTCACGGATACTACTATTGATAGCGTCCTTGGCTAAGCCCTGCACATTACGGGCAGAACCAAAGCCATCACCAGCCGTGTCAAGAGGTACCTCATTCAACCGACGAAGAAGCTCATTCACTAGTGCGACATACGTAGCCATGTTACATCTTTCGTGGGTTTATTTGGGTGTTTAAATGGTTTAATAAAGGGGTACCCTAATTAAAGGATACCCCAAGAAGCTTTAATTAAGCCAGAACGTCACGGTCAACTTCGGCAGCAGCCTTAGAAGAACCCATGCCATCAACGTCCATCAGGACAGCGTAGACACGAATGACACCCGAGGTATCCGGGGTAGTACCCAGAAGCAGCATGTCAATGGTGTCCGAAGTGGTCACGAGGATCGGGCAGGCAGTGTTTGCCAGAGTTGCGTAGGAACCAGCAGAAGCGCCAGTAACGGTGAAGCCATCAACGAAAGCATCAACGTCACCACCAGTGATACCCAAGTCAGCAGTACAGGCTGTACCGCCAGCAGGTGCAGTGATGATTTCCATACCAGCAAACATAACGACAGTGTTCGCACCAACAGTGATGGCTTGAATAATGTCATTAGCTGCCAGAGCCGAACCCTTAGCAGTGGCAGCAGCAGCGAGGTCAATCTCCACTTCTACCATGTAGGGCTTGCGGCCCGGATTGCCACGACCACCAGCGGCCTTAGCGAGAGTAGTAACAGTAGCCATGATTCAGTCTCCTATTACGCGAGGTTGTACTTAGCGTTGACAAGAGCCTCAGGACGCAGAATCTTACGGCCATAGAGGTGCATACCACGCACGATGTCAGCAAACGAATCAGGGTCACGATACGTTTCGGTCTTGTTGATCTGCTCAGCGGTTGCAACAGCCGAGTCATGACCTGCAACAATCACACCGTAGTTAGCATTCTGGTTGGCTGTACCAGTGGTAGCAGGACCAGTACCCACGGAGGGAAGGTTGTTCGAGACATAGACACGGAAGCCGTTCCAGTTGCTGATAACCAGACCGTTACGCAGACCACCCGAAGTGCCGAAGTCAGCATTCAGGAAACGCGAGTCTTCATCGCTCAGGACTTCCATCATCACCGGGTCGATAACCAGAAAGCGACCATCCTTATCGACATTCTGTTGATCCAACAGACGGCCCATACGGTTGATAAGCATGACAGGGGAAACATAAGCAGTCGGAAGAGCAGTAGCACCGGGAAGACGTGCAGCAACAGGGATCGAATGATCGCCAGCCGAAGCAGTCGTGATGTTACCAAAGTCACCCTTCTTGAGCTTCATGCTCGACAGGAGTTCGTCACTACCAGCCGTATCAACAGCCTTCGTGCCATTCACCTGATCGTTCACAGTATCAGCGGAAGCGTGCAGAGCCGACTGCTTGTAACCCGACAGGTAGCCAAGAACTTCTTGGTCCATCTGGTCAGCAAGGCGGTATGCTGCACGGTTGGTGGCAAGGTCCATGAAGTTCACATGCGAGTGTGCTTCTTCAATGTCGTCAATCTTGAACGCGAAGTAGTTTGCTTTGTCAATGACAAGCGAGAAGTCTTCGTCGTCAAGGTCTTGTGCGTTGACCTGAGTACCACGGGCATAGGACGACACCGAGATTTCCGGTTCCTTGATGATACGAACGGTATCACCTTGAGCCGAGATTTCACCGAAGTAGTCCGAGTTGGTGATGTCACCAGAGATGGCCTTCTTGCGGAATGCAAGCTGGACCTTTTTGGAATAGATAACCGACGAGAAATTACCGTTAGGAAGGTTACCGTACCCCGAAGCAGAAGCAAAAGCCATAATGAGTCCTCCTTGGATGTTTGGCTTTGATGTGAAGAAGATGATCTGCCTTTAGCAGAACACCCTGCTTACAGGCGAGCTAAACACTTCTTAGAGGCGGCTGTCTTTTTCTAGGGTGCAATAGGCATACATTTGGCCGATGAATGCTTACTGGGCCTATACTTCGACAGGTGGGACCTGAAGTAGATGTTAAGCTTAGATTTACTAGGAAAAGTACAAACCAAAAGGTAGCTCGGGCCAGAGAAACTCGTAGTTTCATTAGAGGGCTTTTAGTTTGTACTCCTAGTTATAACAACTAATAACGTGTTGTCAACTCTTTATTTACCGTGCTCCACCAGACAAGTCATACATAAACTTACCTGATCGGATTGCTTGGTCGATAGCTTCTGCATTAGCTTCGTATTCCTTAGCGGACATCTTAGCTACCTGCGATTCCCTGAATACACCCTCAGAGCCATCAGCATCAACCTTTGTTCGTTGTCCCTTCGTGACTGTCTTAGCGGCTTCTTTAGCTTTCCGCTTGTAGTCACTAGGGGTCTTACCGTGGTCAACCTTGTACAAGTCAATCACACGGATAACACTGTCAGGATCGTCAGAGTTCTCATAGAGAGCGTCTTGTACCCACTTGGGTTGTTCTGCTGCCCAGTTATGGAACTTATCTGAGTCACGGAGTTGGTCAAAGTCAGAGTGAGCAGAACGGATAGCATTCTCAGCTTTGTTACGTTCAGTCTCGTACTGAATACGGTCTAACTCTTGGAACCTACTTTCTGCACTAGAGAAGAGTTCCTTAGCTTTCTTTGCTGCAATAGTCTCAACAATAGAAGCTACGTCAGGATACTGCCTTGCCCACTGTTCGATATCTTCATCAGACTTAGGGGGCCGAATACCTTGAGGTCCTTTCTTCAAGCGTGTCTCAAGTTCTTCGATACGGGCTTGGTACTCTTTCTCTTTTTCTGCTAGATGTTTCCGTACATCACCGTAGCGTTGCTTGAAGGTTCTTTCTTCTGCACTAAGGTTGGAATCATCCTCATCGTTTTGTTGTCTTGTCTGGACAGTTTCCTCAGTGGAGTTATCTTCTTCCTCATCATCATCAGAGGTATCACCTGCAATCAGCTTAGCCAGTTCTTCTTCCTCTTTCTCTAGCTTAGCTTGGCGTCTTGCTCTGTTCGAAGATGTGTCAACAAAACCAGCAGTCTTTTGCTCTACAACAGCATCAAGTTGG